CCATCTCGGTTAAGATTAACAAGGCTCTGCACGAACCTTTGGTCTACATAGTCCATACAAGGTATGGCAATCAATATTCTTTTCATTTCGTTTGGTCTCCTTTATCGTTGTGGTCTCTTTTGAAAAGGAAAAGGCGCAAAGGCGAGACCGCACCTCTGCGCCCATATTATCAAACGTCTAATCTATCAAGCTGTTGTTGATACAAGACGAACGATAGCGTCTGTCTTTGCTGGCTTTGAATCGAATGTGCAGAATCCTCTGAAGTCGATTGAGCCGTTTCTGAATCCTGATGAATCATTACGCTCAACATTTGGCTGTTCGCTGAAGTTACCAACGATGTCTGTCCACTTTCCAAGATAGATTGCATTGTTAGCTGTTGTTACATAGTCGTCAACAAGGACCTCGAAGCCCATGATTCTGCCTACACCAACCTCAGGATCTGTAACAAAGATTGGAAAACCATTTGTGCCCTTAATGTTTGCTACCTGTCCATAAAGTGTTTTCTTATTCATGAGGAACTTTGCTTCAGGATCATAAGCCGCAGGAAGAAGTGCAATCAGGTCAACAATATTATTGTATGTGTAGCCGGTTGTAGCTGTGTTGAGAATCTGATTTGTGTTAGTTGTGTAAGTAATAGCGGCAATACCGTTTGTTGAACTGTTAAGAATGTAATTATCAACTGACCTTGCAAGATCTCCTGAGATAATATCAACAAGCCAACCCTCGAATGCGTCGATTGACATAGCTGCGGCACTCTTTGAAATGCTGATAAGTTTAGCGAACTCATAGCCCTGAAGTGTTACAGATACAATTGCATCGTTTGCACCGGCTGTGATTGAAGCGTTCTCTGTGTGTGCATCTGCAGCATCTCTTACTGATTCTGAATAGAATTTAAGGTTGCCAGCTACTGTGAAAAGTGTAATCTCTGAAAGCATTGGAGCAAGCTTCTTCATCTTCTCGAAGAATCTGCTTGATACCATTGTTGGTACAGGTGAACCTGACTGTGCGAATGCTCTCTGTTCTACTTCGTCAAGGCTCTTGCCCTGAAGATTCTTTAACCATGCGTTTCTGTACTCTAATGAGTCAACGCCGAATGTTCTCATCTCTTCCATTTTTGTTTTCTCCTCAAATGTTCTAACTTCTGTTGTGTCCTCACCGAGCTTAATCTCTTCGATTGCCTTTGTTCTCTTTTCTGCTTCGGCTTCAAGCTCTGCTTTTCTTGTGTTGATTGAATCAACCTCTGCTGACAGCTCGTCAATATTTTCAGCGGTCTCGAGTTCAGTCTTGATTGCTGAAAGTCTCTCGTTGAGCTGGTCCATGTTCATGTCTCTGATTTCCATTATTAAATCTCCTGTAATTTTAGTTTTAACTGTAACTTTGCTCTTTCTCTGTTAAGGTCCTCCAACCTCTCTTTTTCCGCCTCCGCTTCAAAGAATGAACGAGCCGCTACCGTTGTTCCCTCGGCATAAGCTGGATGGTCAACAACAGAGCAATCCCACAACGTTTCAATATTTGTGATTCTTTTTACTCTTGGCTCTGTGCAGTCTACTCCGCTTCCGTCATTGGGTAATGTAAAAGCAAATGAACATTCGTCAATGCCCCCTGCCTTAACAATCTCATAAATGTCTCTACTTGTTTGAGTATTGAATAATTTTCCCCTGAATTTCAGACCATAATCGTCTATACTCAATTCGAGACTTCCACCTCTCACTCTTGCCAATACAGGCACACTCGATTCGTGGTTGTATTTCAAACAGCACTTTTTCAAATCTGTCTTGGCAAATGCTGAACGATCTATTACTTCTTTCCATTCGCGTCCTCTTTCATCTATCCACATAACTGTTGGTTTATTAAAAACAACCGCATACCCCTCAAGGATCATCTCGTTGTTTTCTTCAAATGCTCTGAACTCTTCAATTTCTGTTAGTCTTGTTTCTTTCATCTTCGTACCTCCATACGAATCCGCATCCTTTTGTGTATTTGCCTCTTAAACAATCTTTAATTGATGTTTTGTTGTAAGTTCTTCCAGCGTCGGCAATACAACTCCATCTTTTTACAAAATTTCCTTGTAAATCAAATTGCAATATTGATTTTGCTGAAACTACCTCACCGCCTCTTGCGTACACTCTATGAGATTGTCTTTTTTGTATTTGTTCTTTTGTCCACTTTTTCCCAAAATTGGGATTATTTTTTCCTCTGCAATCGCAATGGTTTATGCTCATGTTTTTTTTCGCTGAGTCAGAAACAATTTTGCCTTTCAAGCTTTTGGATTTTGCCTTATTGCTTTCGTCAGAACACTTAAAACCATCAAGTCCACCATCTGTGTTGTTATATCCATAATCAGTAAGATTGCTCTGATATTTAGCAATTAAGCTTCTTTCAATTTCACTTGCTTGTTCCGAAGATAAACAAGAAAAAAGAACCTCATGCTTGAAGTTCTCCCAACCATACTTTTTTATTGCATTCCAAAAATGTTTATTATATTTATAACCTTTACCATTCAACCATCTTTTAAGAACTGGCTTACAAGTTATTCCAATATAAATTTTTCCATTTGGTGCAGTATGTTTATAAACGCTATATGTTTTCTCCATCTGTGGCTTCCTCTTTGTTTGAGGTAGTCACTCCGCTTTCTTCTGAATTATTATCTTTCTTTGTGATATTGCCCTCTGAATCCTGCAAGTAGTATTCTCCTCGAAGCGGTCTGTAATCACCTACTTCATCAGGCAATGGAGCGTAATTCAGAAGCTCTCTTGCTTCATTGATTGTTATAAATCCTCTGTCGCCCAGCTCACGCACGAATGCTATCTTGTCTGATATCTTCATGTACTGAAGTCTATTCGCAACCACGAACACTCTTGAATCGTATGACTGTTCGGTCTTTGTGTATGTCATCTTGGTCATGACCTCTGATAGCTGAATTGCAAACGGCTCAATGACACCCTCATAGAAAGCGTCAAGCTCGTCACCCATTGCGCTGTTCTGCAGGATTTTTTCATTGACACCGAAGTAGTTAAATACGTTCGTGCGTATCTGCGCCATCTGCTCTGCATCAATCGTGAATGGCGCTGATTTAACTTGCTGAATATCTCCCCAAGTATTCGGGAACAATGCAACACCACCGCCGGAATCAGCCGCAAAGTTCATCTCGTTGAATGCCTTTTGCTCTTTCTTCATATCTTCCGGGCTCTTAAAGTTAGTGAGCTTCGCCATGAACCGGAAAGTCGCACTATTCTTAACACCCTCTTGAATTGCCTGATTTTGAATGTTGATGAGCTCCATGGTGGATGACAGCGCTCCATTCTTCTCACCAAAGAAGTCGTCCTTGTATTGGAATTTTGTCATTATTCCGCAACGATACAGCTCAACCGCACCGATATCACCTGTGCTGAACTGATAGCGCAACCATTGTGTGCCATTGTGTTCAAGGATTTCACACGTTGACGGCAATAAAGGATAGTACCCGTGTATCTCGCCGTATCTGTCCAAAATCGGCACAATAAAGGCCGTATTCTGCATGTCAAGAATCGTACTCAATCTGTAAAGGAACTGTGACCAAGTCTGAAAGTTATTAGGCGATTGTTTCATGGCCGTTCTCAATGCCGGTCGTGCCGAACCCTCAAACATTACAGACAACTTTGATATGTGCCTTGCCCTCGCATCAACTGCGCTTCTTACAAGCTCACTTTCATACAACGCACCGTTCCAACTTGTGAATATCGGCAAGTATGCGTTGAATGTTCTAAAGAACTGTGAGGAGTAATTATCTCCCTTTGGCTCCTTTTGAAATATTTTGTCAAACAAACTCATCTTATTTGCCCTCGTTTTTTAATTGCTCTCCAATCTCGTCAAACCACTTTTGGCGCACACACATAGCATCTAAGAGCGCGGCCGTTCCGTCTATGTGAAGATTGGACGCGGCTTTTATTAGTCTCTTTTTCTCCTGCTCTGTATCAATTTTTAGTGCGGAATTCAAAAGGTGGTTTTTAAGTAAATTGTTGTTTCCAAATTCAAATTTTCCGTCTTTGATTAATCCTTCGCTCTCATTTATTACTGGAGTTAAGTTAAATCCCTGGAAAACATCGTCCATGTTGAAACCATACAATGTCATGTCCTGCACCAAGTATTGAGCTGAATATCGGTCATACCCGACTTTAAGCGGATATATGCGATATTTTTCAATCAGGTCAACAAACCACTGATAACAATCATGATAGTCAACAAAGTTGTCACCGCTCGGTTTCAAAAAACCTTGCTGAATATAAATGTTGTACGGGATTCCGTCTTTTGCCGTAAGCTCTTCGACTTTTTCGGCAGGCATGAAAAATTGTGAGAATACATTGAGCTTTCCGTTCTTTTCAACAACACAACAACAAGCGGTCAAGTCTGTGGTCCTCGATAGATCTATTCCACCAACCGCATAACAACCGGAAAAGTCCTCTAGATATAACGGTTTATTAAATCCCTTAACTATATCTATTTCATTCAGCCATGCCTGGCTGCTACTTTGCTTAATATTGCAGTATTTGGTTAAGAATTCTGCTTTTTTGCTTAAGCTGCCTTCGGCTACGGCGATTTCTTCAAGCATATAATCTACAGTGACCGACACTCCTAGGTTAGGATTAGATTTCCGTAGCTCATTGATGTCATTCCATTTATTTGTGTCGTCAATTATATATAAAAACGGCGCCAGCCTTGTCTCTGCTGACGCGTCGTTAATAATTGCCGTTGCACGCTTCATCAATTCGTCGTAGATGCCGTCGTTAACATATCCTGCTGTACTTATGCTTAATAGCATAGGTTGCTTCCTGGCGCCCATGGACGACTTGATTACTTCATAGAATTTTAGTCCTGCATCTCCTACCCAGGATGCGCACTCATCGGCTACGCATAAACTGCAGTTAAGGCCATCTGACTTTTTAGCATTGAAGGCCAGCGGCTTTGCTGATGAGTTTGTCTCTGCAATATAGATGTCAGTCCTTCTCTTTTTGGCAAGTTCGCTTAATTTCGGCTCTTTAGTTATCATCTGGTAGAAGGCATCGAAGCATAGGTTTGCCTGCTCCAGCTTCGGTGCGGCAAAATATACCCTGGCACCGTATTCCCCGTCAAGGAATGCCATATAATTCGCTATGGCTGCC